GGTGGATCTCTCTGCTAGATCCGCTATTGCTGCTGGTGTGGAGGACATGATCCGTGGGTTCTTTGAGGGTGAGGTGACACCTGTTGAGGTTCTTCTAGGTGCCAGTAGCAGTACGCTGGAGAGAGGTGCTGAGTTCGTACAGTACATTGAGCCTCTGCTGTTTAACCAAGAGCTAGAGATCAGTACGGTAGATGTTGCTGCCCTGATTGGTGAGGGACTGCTTGATATCCCCAGCAGTACTCGTAATGCCAAGCAGGCTTACCAGATGGCTAAGCAGCAAGTGTACCTAGACCGTAGGTATAACACACTGTTCACTGATCCTACCTTTGCAGAGACAGCAGGGAAGTTCGCAGGGTTCACACCTACCCGAGCTACTATCGCTTATGAGGTATTCGAGGATACCACTAAGAGAGAAGAGTACCTGAACAGCAGGGTTGATCTGATCCACAGACAGTACAAAGAGCTGATGTTTGCTAAGGGCCTAGTGGGTGAGAACATCGACGTAGATAAAGCTAACAAGCTGCTGCAAGCTATCTATCTGAACCTAGATGTAGAGGGTAGGGATGCTTACGAAATCCGTAAGAGAGTAATGAACAAGATCTATAATCCTACTAACAGGGAAGAACAGATGATCCTTGATGCTTTCCGTAATACCTATCGAGGAGATTCTTTTATGAACGAAGCGATGCTGAATAAACTGATTGAAGAGAGGCAGTGATGGCACTGGATATTAATGAGACAGCATACACTCCCGTAAATGCTCGTATTGTGCAGGATCGTACTGCTCTTAGAGCCTTAGATGTCACTGCTCCTGCAATAGAACAGGCAGCTATTGGCTATGCTGAGGGACAGGTGCGGAGAGAGATGGAGACACTGCAAGGCTCTCTTCAACAGACCAGAGCTTACATTGACTCTCTGAGATCAAGACAAGCAGCCCTTGATCCTGCTGATGCAGAGAGTCTAGCAGCGTCTGAGGATCTTGCTCGTGAGATCGACAGGACTATCAAGGGACAGAACCAAGGCATGATGAATGCCAGTCAGGCACAGACTAGAATCAGTGCTAAGGTTCGTGAGCTGTCCCGTAGATTCCCTGTAGCTGCCCCTGCACTCCGTGGTTTTGTGTCGCAGGGCAGTGCCTTCAGCACAGCACAGGGGGTAGCTAGTGATCTAGCTGCAGAGGAAGAGCGTGTTCGTAGGATTGAACAGCAGATCGACAGTGACATGGTGAAGTGGGGACTGAACCCCTTGAATCCTATTGCTCGTGGGAACTTCATTAGAACTAGCAGGGAACTGCAGGCTCTGAATGAGCGTAAGGCTCTAGCACAGACACTCACTGCTGAGCTGGCTCAGGGAGAAGCTGAGTACCAACTGAGCCGTAGACCTACCAGAGAGCAACAGCAAGACATCACGCTAGCAAGAGCACAGGTAGGTTTAACAAGAGAGACAGAGGCTCTTACTGCAGAGCGTAGAGAGCGAGCACTCAGTGATACACAGAGAGAACTGTCTCGTACGCTGCAGAGCACTCTGATTCCTGACACTACTAACCAAGTGCTGAATATTATCCAAGCTGCTCCTATGGAGAACGGCAGATACACAGACCCTGCTACGCTCAGCACTCAGATCATTGGTGTGTTCAACGCTGCTCGCAGTGTGTACGCACAGGAAGCTGCTAACACAGGACTAGATCCTGCTGCACTGAACAGCACCTTTAATGATCTGCAGACGAACTACCTCAGCATGGTAGAGAACGGCACTCTGACTAACTTCCTTGACTCTCAGCGTAAGCTGATGGAAGCAGGGTATGGATACAATGCTATTCGCCAGATGCCTCAAGCTGCAATCATGACTAACCTGTACGGTGCAGGGTTCATGGAGAAGTACGCAGAGGCACAAGCTGTTGGTGGTGAGTATCTTGTCAGATTCAAAGAGACATTCCAGATTGATTCTTTGAATAGTGTGATTGACTTAACCACTAGATGGCAGAACGGTGAGCTTACCCTTGAGGAAGTAGACAGACTCTCTGAGCAAGCTACGAATAACCCTCTGCCTCCGCCTGCTCCTGGGACTACTGCACCCACAGCTCCCTCTTGGGACACAGTGTACGACGCACTGCCTCTTGGGCGTAGCACTAGGTTCTGGCAGGGAGAGGGTGCTCGCTATGCTAAGGACAACCCTGACAGACTGAAGAACTACTTTGAGTCTGAGCTTACCTCTCTCCGTGATTCTCCTGAAGTGCGTAATGTAACTGAAATTGGTTACACCTTCAGCTACGATCAGGGGACTAAGACCCTAGTGATGCTGGATGCACAGGGGAACTACGCACAGCATTACACAATCCCGCAGGGGAGAACCAGCACACAGCGTCAGGCTCTTGGGTCTAGGGTGCAAGGGTTCTTGAATACTGTTCCTGGCTATGGACAGCAGACTCAACCTACGATCACAGCTACTATGGGTGGGCCTATCGTTAGCCGTCCCGGTGATCGCATTGAGCTAGGTGTGAACAGCATGCGACGCATGACAGAGCAGCTAGAGACTCTCAGAGTACATAAGAATCTACTGCCTGAGTACAACCAAGGTAATTACTTCACTATGATTAGGGGTCGATGACATGGAAGTCGATATGATCTGGAGCAGTTTGTTAACCGCAGCAATCAGCTTGCTAGCATGGACATTCAAAACTAAAACCGATGAAGTTCAACGCATCAGTATCCTGTTGAACAGAACTCGGGAAGAGATAGCTAAGGAGTACGTGACTAAAACTGAGGTGCATGCGGATATCAACCGGATCATCGACAGACTGGAAGCCCTAGATGCAAAGCTAGATCGCTTAATGGAGAGAAAGATTCACGAATGAACACAGGGAAAGAAGGCATTGAACTTATCAAACACTTTGAAGGCTGTAGCCTTAGTGCTTATCTCTGCCCTGCCTATGTGTGGACTATTGGTTATGGTCATACTGGCGATGTAAATGAGGGTGATGTAATCACTGAGCATCAAGCTGAGGCACTGTTAACTCATGATCTTAAGAAATTCGAGGGATACGTCAATGAGCTGGTGGAAGTCCCATTGGAACAGAATGAGTACGACGCTCTCGTGGCATGGACCTACAACCTTGGCCCTGGAAATCTGCGCAGGAGTACTTTACTACGTAGGCTTAATGCTGGGTGTTACCGGGATGTGCCTGACGAAATGCGGAGATGGAATAAAGTGGATGGGAGAGTGCTCAGTGGTCTGGTCAGAAGGCGTGAAGCAGAGGCTAGGCTATGGGAGGGGGTAGATTGGAGAGAGGCCCCCGGTTGAGGGCACTCCCTAGGTCATCCCTTTAGATGACAGTAGACCAGTCTAGCTCGCCAGACATGCCTTTCTGTACGTAGTCAGTAACACGACGCTCAAAGAAGTTCGTATCTCTAGCGCCCATCGTAATGCCTGTTAGCCACTCCATGCTTGCAGGCATTTTCTTTACGTTGAAGTTCCCCTTGAGTCCTAGCTGGATTAATCTACGATCAGCAAGGAACCGCACGTACTGCTTAAGATCATCAGCAGTGAAGCCTTCAGGCTCATAGATCTCAAAGGCTTTGTTGATGAACTTGTCCTCATGCTTGATAACTTCTCTAGCGATATCATAGATACGCTTCTTAAGTTCATCGTTCACGATCCTAGGATGTTCTGTAGTGAACTCACGGAACAGTCTAGCCTCTCCCTCTACGTGCAGTGACTCGTCACGCAGGGACCACTCCACTACCTCACACATACCTAGCATCTTAGCCTGTTGCTTGAACCAAAGCAGCATGGCAAAGCTGCCAAATAAGGAGACTCCCTCCATAAATACCTGCTTAGCTAGGGTGTACGCCATGTCACTGAGCGTGTTACCAGCAGCCTCAGTCATGAAGTCCCACTTATCACGCATGTACTTGTAGTCAAGGAACGCATGCCACTCTGCATCAGGGAATCGCAGAGTCTCAGGGATCAGAGCATAGGCACGTTGGTGAACTGATTCACGGTTTGCGAAACTTGTCAAGAGATTACTGATCTCATTGTTCTTGAAGTACGGAATCAGTACGTTCTTGTAAGTCTCACCTACAGCTACATCAGACTGGGTGAACAGACGCAGCACGTTAGTGATGAACTCTTTCTCACTGTCCGTGATGGTCCCATCGTTCCACTGCTGTACGTCCTGCTGCAGGTTGCACTCTTTCTCATGCCAGTGCAGTTCAATCTCGTGGGTCTGTGTCATCTCCACAGCCCAAGGGTAGGTGAATGGTCTGTATGTTTTGTTTACTTCAGTTAACATAGTGTCTTCCATAGTTCGCAGTAGTGAATGATCTTGTCGATGTCTTCTTTGGTTGCACCTTTCTTACCTGCACGGCAGGTGTACTTAACAATGCAGCCTTGGATAAAGTCCAGCTTGTTCTTCTGGATGAACTCAATAGGTTGGATCTCGAAGTCCTTGTAGTGACTACCTCCAACTTGCTTCTGTAAAGGATTACTGCCTGAGTTAATAGCAGTGATATCAGGATCAGGGATTCTGTTACCACGGTAGTCAGTGAAGTACTTACCCTCACTGACGTAGTACATCCCAGGATAATCAGTGCTTACGTCTGTAATCATATCGTCCTCCAAGTGTGCCCCCACATTCACACTAGGTATGAGACCTAGTTTTCTCGGGTTCATTGTCAGTCCTTATGTACTGTGCCCCAGGTAGCAGGGAACACATTCTCTGATTTAATGGAGCCAGGACGGATATCCTGTTTCCACTTAACTTTCTCTTCCCAGTTATTCTTAGCTGTTTTCAGGCTACCACTGAAGTATCTTGGGCGTTCAATTCTACGGTGCTGTAGATCCATACCTAGTTCCAGATACCGCTGTAACTCTGTTCCTAGATTCATTACTACCCCTCACATCCCATACAAGTTTCATCGAAGTCATTCAGAGCAACACGCTGTACCTGCTGAGAGAATCTCTCGACTGGTCGCCCGTCAGTCTTCAGATAGTACAGTCCTTTCACGTTACTCGTCATGGCCTTAAGGTGTACGCTGTTAACGTAGTTCACATCACTGCCCTTGGGGAAGAACAGATTCAGACTCTGCCCCTGGCAGATGTGTTCCTGACGATCAGACGCATGCTGGATAATCCAGTGCTGGTCGATCTCGTTAGCAGTCTTGAAGATATCTTTATCATCTTCAGTCAGGAAGTCAAGGTGTTGTACTGAACCCATGTGACTGTTGATACTCTCCCATACCTCTGGGGTATTCTTACCGTACTGCTCAAGCAGAGCAAGTAAGTACTTATTACGGTACAGAGAGCTGCCTGCACGGGTAGATTTCTCAAAGGCATTAGCCTTCCAGGGTTCTATTGAAGCAGAGCAGTCAAGGATAATACTGTTGTTACTGTTAGGAGCAACAGCCAGAAGGTGAGCATTTCGTACTCGTCTTCCGTCAGTGTCTCTCCACGCAGCCAGATCATCAGGCGCTCCACGTTCATCAGCAAGTGTCTTAGTTTCTTCAAGGGCTTCTGCCTTCATCCACTTAAAGATGCTCATGTTATGGGATCTAGCAATAGCAGACTCTATCGGTACTCCTCGTTTCTGGAGGAACGAATGGAATCCCATAGCGCCCAACCCAAGAGACCGCTCAGCACTGGCACCGCGACGAGCATTAGCAAGAGCAGGAGGAGCCATAAGAATGAAAAACTCAAGCACATTATCAAGGAATCTGATGCAATCTCTAACAATCTGTGTGTGTTTATACTCGTCATATCTCTCCAGATTGAGACTGCTGAGGCAACAAACGGCTGAGCGATTTTCTGAAGTCGGGAGGTGAATCTCGTTGCAAAGGTTGCTTCCATGAATCTTGAGTCCTCTCTGTTTAAGTGCGGGGTGCATAGCTTCGTTAGCTAGATCCACACGATTAAGATAAGGCTCACCAGTACGGAACCTAGTCTCTAGGATCTTGAGCCACAGATCTCTAGCAGGCATGGTACGAATCACATCACCACTGTGAGGGTCTGTCAAGTGCCAGGCTTTGTTCTGTACCACAGCATCCATGAACTCTTTAGTGATGTTCACAGCATGGTGTAGGTTCAGATTCTGCCTGTTGATATCACCTTCAGGCAGACGCATCTGCAGGAACTCAATGATCTCAGGGTGAGAGATATCTAGGTACACAGCAGTGTTGCCTCTGCGTGTAGTACCCTGATGGTACGCTAGCATAGCTGAGTCAGTGCAGTGCATGAACGGCACAATCCCAGGAGTCTTGCCACCCTTCGTAGTCTTAGTGCCGATGCTGCGGATATCAGACCAGTGAGAGCCAACACCACCACCCTGCACTGTCATCCACCGTAGCTCTGTCTCGTGGTTAATCAGTCCATTCAAACTGTCAGGTACGTAGGACAGGAAGCAGGAGATAGGCATAGCTTTGCTGTGTACGTTCTTGTGTAGCCACTCTCTAGCTTCGTTCCAGCTCAGACCAGTAGGCCACTCGATGTTAGGAGCATTGCTGAGCACAGGACTAGCAAACATAAACCAGCCCTTGCTGGCGTAATCATAGATCCTTTGTGCCAAAGCTGTGTCACCAAAGCTGTACGCTGTGGCTGCACGAGCAAAGGCTTCTTGCGGACTCTGTTCACTGTCAAGCATGTAGTAATCACGGAGTAGCTTCTTAGCAAACGGAGTAAGTAGTTCATCACGTTCATAGTTAACCATAGTGTTTCCTTACGTTGTGGCCTCTGCGGCTGGACTTGAACCAGCAACCGTCTGCTTAGAAGGCAGATGCTCTATCCGATTGAGCTACGCAGAGTGAGTGGTGCCCCCTGAGAGAATCGAACTCCCAACCTACTGATTACAAATCAGTTGCTCTACCTATTGAGCTAAGGGGGCTAAAGCGTTACACGTAGTGTTACAGCCATTTGCGGAGTAGATACTCAATGCTGAGGAAGCAAGGATCGTATCTACCTTTACGTACTTCATTCTTCATCACACAGCCACGCCAGTGAGCGTTGCCTTGAGGGCCTTTGTATTCCTCTTCGTGTTGATAGAATGCCCCAGCCACTAGACCCTGCCTTACAGATCCATCACTCAGGTAATGCACACCGTACTTCATGGTCTGCGTATGCCCCTGGGTGAAGCTGTAACCTACGTTCTTGAGCATAGTATCCATGCTACCAGAGATAGGTGAGCCCATGACTGAGTGGGGATTAACATGATAATGCGAATATCTGATCCCGTCAATATTTACTACATGTAAGAATGGATGATATTCAATACTGTAATCTTTCAGTACTGATATGTAATCTTCAGGACCGATCACACCTTCTAGCTTAGGCTCAGCATTTACGGCACGTTGTACTCGGTACTCATGATTACCCTCAGTGAACACAATGCGAGGCTTGTACTGCTTCATCTTGTTACGTTTGCGAGTATCGTTGTACTTAACAAACGGTTCCATGAATACCATCATAGCTTCAATACCAGACTCTAGGTCAGCTCTGTACCTGCGTCCTTCGAAGTACTTACTACCCTTGGACTCATAGGTACTGAGGCTAGGCATGTCCCACCAGTCACCGATGACCACCACAGTGTCAGGCTTGTGGTCTACGATGTAATTCATGGCAGCAGTTAAATGATCCAGAGGCACACCTTGCTGTATCTGTGTGTCTGGAACAAAGAAGTGTTTACTGTACACGTTTCCTCCTACGCCTGCGGCGAGGTTTACCATGAGTAGGATGGATCAGCCCAGTGATATTCTTGCTGTGCTTTCTCCAGTAAGCTAGTAGCTTTTTAAGGTACAGCTCTTTTGATTTACCTCTGGCACCACGGGTAATCCAGGCTAGGATTCTACCTTCCACCTGATTGCAGTTCCTGCACAGCACACCACGGATAGCACCAGTCTTGTGATCGTGGTCAAGGGACGGTAGATTCGCAGAGAGAACACAGCCACACAGAGGGCAGAGATCTTTCTGCTTCTTGCGTAGCCGTTCCCTATGGAACTGTATCTCTGTTTGTTTAATCTTCACTGAAGGGGGTATCGTGGATCTGGTTCTGCGCTTCAACAGCAAGCCAGTACAGTAGACCATAGTTCAGCTTATCACCACCACAGAGTAATGCCATCTCACCTGTTTCTGAATTCAATCCCATGATAAACATAGCATCGAAGTTATATTTCTTAGCTATCTCAAGAGCAGACGTTGCATCTAATCTAGTTTTACCTAGTGCTTCTACGGACATGGGGGTCTCCAAGGTACGATGTTGCCATCTTGGTCTAGCTCCTGAACCATCCATAAGAGCTGTGCGTTAATGTGAAATGACTCTAGGGTATTATCAAATGACTCGTAGCATTCCTTTGTGATCTCGTACCACTCCTGCTCATTGTCGCCATGAGATAACAACAGCTCTGCTGTCTTATCGCCACAGCCTTTGAGTGCTCGCTGAGACAGGTTGTACTTCTCTACAATCTCCTCAGTGCAGTACGGTAATCCTTTGATGTTATCAACACGATCACCAGCCAGCATCTGATAGTAAAACCAACGCTGTGCTTCCTCCTCAGTGATAAGGAACACGCCTAGCTCTGGCTTACGGTAGTTATAATGCCAGCCAGGGACCATACGTAGGTCTTTGTCCTGGGACACTAGGATGCTATCACTGGTCTGCGCTAGGGCCACGGCATCATCTGCCTCCATGCCCTCTACGATCACTGCATTCCAGTGTGTGTACAAATGCTCCCGTGCTGCATGGTAGTGTACTGGCTTACGCATGTTCACACGGTTAGCTTTGTAGTCAGTAGCAATGCTGTCTCTGAAATTAGAAGAGCCTGTCAAGAACACTTGAAACTTACTGGGAGATAAATCATCTACGATCTTCTGTAGTGATATATTCAGCAAGTGC